AAGAAGTATGACTTTGTTGAAAAAAAGGCGGAAACTGAGCAGGGCAAAGACCCAGTAAAGGTTGACGGGCCTATCGATGCAAAGGCTATTCAAAATATAGTTGCCGAGGCAGTTAAAGCGGTCGTCGCCCCCTTGCAACAGAAAATTGAGGCATTTGAGTCCGGAAACACGACACAGTCCCGAAAAGCATTAATCGAAAAGGAACTCGATGGTTCACCAGCTAAGTTCAAAGAAAAGATACTGAAGGATTTCGAGCGCATGAAGTTCGATAATGATGAGTCCTTTAGTTCTTACCTCAATGAGACGAAGGAGGACATCAAGGCCCTAAATCAAGACCTAGCTGATCAGGGGCTGTCTGCTCACGGAAGACCGTTTCGCTCTTTCAAACAAGATGACGGAAAAGAAGTGAGCGCGGGTGTTCAGGATTATATCAAGTCGCAGGCGAAAGAATCAACTGCAAAAGGAAAAGAAGTTTAATCATTAACTCATTATTCAAATGGGACTTAAAATCGACAGAAAGAAGGACAACCGGGTGATCCGGGCCTTTACTCACAAGATGGCCGATATCCCGGGCGGGGTGACAGTCTCCGCCGCCGACCTGACACAGTCGGCCTTATTGGAGGGGACTCCAATCGGCAAAGGATCAAATGGCCTTTATCATGTTGTCAAATGCGCAAAATTGACGGCAGATGCCGCTGATGATGCAACCACTTACACCGTTCTGAAAGGTCATAACCTGAAAGTTGGTGATTTTGTTGCCCTTAAGGAGGGAGACAAGGCTTACGCAATTACTGCAATAGCTACGAACGGAAGCGATGCCACCAGTGATGATATCACTGTTGGAACTACACTTGGACTTGCAGCAACTGCTGGAGGGTTTCTTTATGAAGCCGCGGCGGAATCTGCCACCACAACATCGACATTGAAGTACTCTCCCGTTGCGCTCGTAGGCGAAAGCTACGATGTTGACGGCAGTAACCTTGTCGTGAATGCTTGGACCTTCGCTCAGGTCAAAGAGGCCAATATTCCTCCGATAGGCTCGGTAATAAAGGCAAAACTTGCCCATATCCTGTTCATTTAACCTACTAAAGCATAGGAGATAAGAAAATGCAAAAATCATTAATGGTTGGAATAAACGAAAAGGGTATGCAGGCCGTAATTGACACCTACGATCTGAAGCCTTTTTACTACCCAACCCTTTTTCCACTGAAGGAAAACTTCACATTAAGCTGGAAATCATTGGAGGCGCAAGCCGGTCTTAAGATTGCCGCTGACCTTGTTGCACGTGGTGCAAGCATCGACAAAAAAACTCGTGAAGCAATTGCAAGAATTCAGGGTGATATCCCGAAAATCGCAATCAAGCGTACAAAAGACGAAAACGAACTCAATGAGTACGACATCATGATCGCGATGACCTCCGGCAACCCTGACCTGAAAGCTCTCGTGGAATTCTGGGCTGAGGATACAAAGTACTGCTGGGATGGTGTGGCCGCTCGTTTAGAGTGGATTGCACTTCGCCAGATTTCACTAGGAAAGGTCACTCTTACCAATGACAATAACAACAGTGTTGTTACTGAATATGACGTCGACTACGCTATCCCATCCAGCCGTAAGGTAGGTTTCCAAACGGGGTCTGCAGCTTGGAGCAATTCATCTGCAAAGCCTGTTTCCAAAGATTTCAAGGCCATTGTAGCAGCCGCGAAAGCAGAGGGAATTTCCCTGAAATTCGCTTGGATGAACATGACGACCTTTGCCAAATTCGTGGAAAACGAGGAGGTAATTAAGAAGTCAGCATCCTTTGCAAACAATGCCTTGAATCTCGCTCAGACTCCTGATCTTGCTACGGTCAATTCGATGCTTTCCCGTCAGGCCTGGCTCAATGGCCTACAGATCATTGTAATTGATCAGGATATCACGATTGAAAAAGCTGATGGAACCCGCTCGACTGGAAATCCATTTGCTGACGATGTTGTTCTGTTCACCGAAACGAAAGTACTCGGGGCAACCTACTGGAAGAAACCAGCAGATATGAACCTTCAGGGCTCCACAGCCTTAAAGGTGATGAGCGAACACACTATGATCAAGAAGTACTCAACTGAGGAACCGATTGAGGAAGTTACCCTTGGGATAGCAAACGCCTTCCCCGCATGGTTAAGCTCCGGCAGAGTTTATCTGATGGACACTTCTGCTAACAGCTGGACTAAATAAACTGATTCCGGGGGGCAGAATCCCCCCGGTTAACTCTCGATTACCATGACATACAAAGAGTGGATTACTGCAGCAACATCAAGATTTCATCTGACGGCCTCGGACGTGGAACTAATTCTTATCAACCAAAAAACCCTTATTCCTAATCCTGACTCAGAAGTTGATGTTAGGATTGCCAAAAGAGCTTTGGTTGCAGAGTTTGGTTCAATCATCCCCCTTGTAAACATTAGTGAGGGAGGTTACTCCGTGAGCTGGAATATGGACGCGATTAAGCTTTGGTATAAGTCATTGTGTCAGGAGTTGGGTGTTAAACCTGTAACAACGGCAAAAATTCAGAACAGGTCAAACCTATGGTAGCAAACTATCAATATCCTCAGTACTTGTACTGCAAGTCAACTGGTGAGGCAGCTCAGGGGCCAAATGGCAGCTGGGCTGGAGCCTCTCCGGAGTGTATATTGGTGGGCATTTGCCGGGAGGAAACAAACGGCAAGGGAACAAGCATTCAAACAGCAGACGGACGTTTTCTCGTGTTCAGTTCATTGGTCTATTTGCCTCGCGGATCTGCAAAGGTTCAGGAAGGCTCTGAGATATTGATCATGAAAGAAAAAGCAGAAGTCGTAAATGAAGGCGAAGCAATCCTAAAAGGAACCTGTTTAAAATTCGATGATGGTAGGCTTCATTGTAGAATGTGGGTATGATGAAAACAAGCTTTGACACGGATGATATATTGTACCAGATACTCAGCTCCAATACTGAGCTAAAGAATATGGTAACCGGTGGCATCTACAAAGGTGAACGCCCGGACTCGTCCGAAAAGGAGGATATTGTTATCAACACAATCACGGTGACACAGGAGCTCCCCCAACAAGGAGCCTCAAACGTCAATATTTATGTACCTGACATGTCGATTAAATTTGCCGGAAAGCCGCAGCGAAAGGCTAACACAGAGAGATTAAGAGCGATTACAAATAGGGTTCTTAATGTTTTGGCCGATGCCTCAGTTGAAGGTTTGATGTTTTGGGTAACAAATCAGTCAGTATTAAAGGAAGCAGGCGTATTTCAGCACTTCAGTAATTTAAGAATTGAATGGAACATTCATTAATACAGTTTAAAAAATGGGAAAAATCACTTTAGGTCTTTCAAAGATCGAAATTGGAGATATCGCAGTTGATGGTGGGATGGGTACATCTCTTGCACAACTTGGCTACACATATAAGGACAGCTGCTCACTTGTAACAGCAGACCCTGAAACGACAGAACACTATGCCGAGGAGGTTGACGATCCAGTCGTTTCGGTTGATAAAGCAGGGAAAACAACACTTAACTTTCAAGTAATGAATCCTGATGTAGATACCCTTGCGGCTTTGCTTGGTGGCACGGCAAATACCACAACAGGTACATGGGAAGCTCCGGCAACAATACCTGTAATTGAAAAGTCGGTCAAAGTTACCCCTACACAAGGCCTATATTTTGAAGTGCCAAGGATGAAAATCACTGCAAAGATTAACGCGAACTTCAGTAAGTCAGGTATATTCCTGATTGATGTCGTGGGAACAGTCCTCACACCAACAAAGGAAGGTGAAAAGAAAATGAAAGCTACCCGGATTAGTGAATAGGGGTTGTTTATTTAGGTTTGGTTTGGTTTTGGCCCCCTTCGGGGGGCCATTTTTAAATCTTAAGTAGTAAATGAAAAGAAACAAGAAGGAATTAGAAGTCAATGAGCTCAATTTGCTCATTAATAAAGGCTTCACGTTTGGGGTAACGCACCGAAAACCGAGGGGCCTTTTCAAAAGGGAGATCACCGATGTTTCTGAGTCTTACACAATTAAAGAGCCTACATTGGCAGTTCTTGACTTACTAAGCGCTGAGTATATTAAGATTGATTTTGATCCCGAAAGCTTTATCCACTCAAATAATATGGTTACGGCCCTTAAACAGGCGGTCATATCAAACCTTGAAACCTTTGCCCGAATTGTTGCAATCGCGGTTCTTGGAGAAGACTACTTCCTTAAAGGTGATAAAGAACTTAGAAGACTTTCTCTTCTTTTTATGCACTCATTAACACCTTCAAAGCTTTATCAAATTGTGCTTGCTATTCATGCGGGGGCAAACTATGCGGATTTTTTAAACTCTATGCGATTGATGAGCGTAAGGACGACAAGTCCAAAGAGCGATCGTATAGAGTGACGGGATTAAAATCACCCTTTGGCCGCCGGGGTTCTATTTGCGCTCACTTTGGCTGGACTTGGGACTATTTACATCATGGGGTTGCCTGGTCAATAGTACAAAGAATGATGATTGATGCACCAGCAACTGAGGACATAACTAATGACATAGAACTGTCAGATGAGAATGCAGATCAAGTTTTGAAATTATTAGGGATCGATGGATAATAATACAACAGGCGGTGCAATAAGCTTTGAAATGCTTGTCGAGACTGGACAACTTGATAGAGCGTCTGAAGAGAGCATCAAAAGAATAAAAGGTATTTCCCGCGAAAGCGTTGCAGCCGGAAAAGCTGTTGATGAATTCTTTGGGGCAACTACTGACAACGTTAAAATTCAGAAGGACGTTATTTCAGAACTTGAAAAGAGATATAGTAGCTTACAGAAAGAGATTGATAGACTGGCCCCCGGTAGGGCACAGGCTGAGTTAAGAAAGGAGGCCGTAATTGTAAGAGCTGAACTTGACGCTGAAAAAAACACTTTGAATGAACTTGAGGCCTCAGTTAAGAAAAATAGTGTGGCTCATGCATCATTCAGGACTCAACTTAGATACGCAAAAGATGCACTGGTTGAAATGGAGATGGCCGGTAAACGTGGGACAGAAGAGTATAGGATAAAGCAGCAGGAACTTGCAAGACTTACAGATGCCATGAATGATGCTCAAGCACAGGCTAATATCTTAGCACATGATCAAGGGGGCTTTCAGGGGGTGATATCAGCCATTAGTGGT